ACTCTTGAGCATAATCTCATTACTTTCAGGTTCTGTGTTCCTCTTTACGTTCGGTCTCAGCACCATCGCCATAGAACTTGGTCTTATAACGAAATTAGTAGACGCTACACTGATGTAAACATCAAGTTCTATGAACCAGAAGCGTTCAGAACTCAACACAAGAGCAACCGACAGGCAAGCAACGCCGAAGAGTTGATTAATCCAATTGTTCCACAGCACGGAGGCTTTGAGCTTACAGCATCTTGTTTGATGAGAATGCACCACAAACTTAGCTTGAAGTTATTTAACAACCTTATCGAAGCAGGCGTTTGCCGAGAACAAGCCCGTGGGGTACTACCACAGAACCTCTACACTGAATACTACGGCACAGTCAATCTGTCTAACCTCTTGAAGTTCATTGACCTTCGCACACACGAAGGGGCACAATGGGAGATCCAAAAGGTTGCCGAGGCTTGCTTGGAAATTGCTACGGATCTGTTCCCTGAAACTGTGGGTGCTTATCGTAGGATTAGGAGCGAAGAATGAGCGCTCCTAGATACTATATTGAAGTTGGCTTGACAGGAACCGATTTCAAGTATAGAATGAAGTTGAAGACCAGAGCGGGAGATCACAAAGGCTTACAAAAAGAACTGGATAGATTTTCTGAGGTTAAAACTTGGGAGAAGTATTCAGAAAACTTTGTGAAGAACTCTGGAGGTTTAGCAAAGATGGAAAGAGAATGGAATAGAAACTATGCTGAACTCGTTGGGCATGACCATCATAATGTCTCAGCAGAAGGATACTGGGAACTTGTGGAGAAAGAAGAATGAAAGTCGGTGATCTGTGTAGTGTTGCCGGCGGCGGCTTTGTCCTGAATCATCGTGATGACGATATATATCGAGCGGCAGCTGTGAATGGTATAGCTGTTTATCTCGGCGAAGATCAAGACCCACCATACCCAGAACATACAGGCAGATACTACGTCTTCTATGAATTTCATACAGGAAACAGACGAAAACCATTCATATGGTATTGGTTTAACGGCACTAACAGAGACTCTGACTCCGCTTATGACGACGCTCTAGATAGACTACGACAGTTTAAGGAGAACGAAGAATGAAAGCTTGACAAGTGCTCTTGGGCGTGCTATTCTCTTATAAGAAAGTGAGAGAAATAAGAAGGCTTTATTCCGAAGGTGGGATTAGCCAGAAAACACTATCAGAAATGCTTGGGTGCTCGAAAGGGCACATAAAGCATATTCTAAAAAACAGAATATGGAGAGAAGAATGAGTGAACAAGAAAAAGCCAAAAGAGTTCTAATAATCGACGGTGCAAATGCTGTGATCCGCGCATATATCGTTGATCCTAGCCTGTCCCATCATGGACAGCCAATTGGCGGGCTAAAGGGATTTATCAAGATTCTTCAAAAGTTAGTGCGCCAGACAAAGCCAGATGCGATTGTTGTTTGCTGGGATGGAGCCAACGGCTCTAAGAAGCGCAAAGATATGGACAAGAATTATAAGGCAGGTCGCAAGCCGATCCGTCTGAATCGAGCCTATCACAACTTGACTGACGACGAAGAACTTAAGAACAAGATCTGGCAACAAACTCGGCTAATGGAATACCTCAACAATATGCCAATCATTCAGACGATCTTGCCAGAGATCGAGGCAGACGATATAATTTCATACGTTTGTTCAATGGAGCATTACGCAGAATATCAGAAGATTATCGTCTCAAACGATAAAGACTTTATGCAAATTTGCAGCGAGATGACCGTTTTGTGGCGTCCAGTTAAGGACGAGATCTTGAACCCCAAGAGGATCGTAGAACAGACCGGCGTCCACCCGATCAACATGGCATTAGCGAGAGCAATTATTGGAGACTCCTCAGATAATCTCCCTGGAGTAAAGGGTGCCGGATTCAAGACGGTAGCCAAGCGGATAGGCTTCTTATCAGAGAGTACGACGCACACAATTGATGGAGTTATGGAACACTGCGCAGAGAAGGCGATCACCAGTAATCTAAAGTTCTACCAGAACGTATTAGAAAACAAGGAGCTTATCGAACACAACTATAAGATGATGCAACTGTATTCGCCCCAAATGTCTATTCAATCAAAGATTCACGTTAAAGATTCTATAGAGAATTTTGAATGCGACTTTAACAAGACGGAGATCATTCGACTTATGCGCGAAGATGGATTTGGTGAATTAAACTGGGGTGATCTCAAGGGGAACTTAAATAGGATCTCTAGTGACTGCCTTGATATGGCAAACGAATAAATCTGCAAATTACCTTGACTTTGAGGGCAGGGATCAGGTATAATTAGAATCACTAAGAGAGAGCACAAATGCAAGCAGAAAAAGTAAACCTTGGAAGATACGGTAAGGCTTTTCAAGAAGGGCTAGTCCAGCTGGTATTTGAGGACAGACCCTTCGCAGATCAGATAACTGAAGTGCTAGACGTAAATTTCATTGAGCTTGAATACCTACAAGTCTTCCTAAGAAAGACGCTTCAGTTTAGGCATCGCTATGATAAGCATCCATCTGTTGATGCGATGATGACGATCCTCAAGACGGAGCTAGACAACGAAGACGAAGTATTACGCACTCAGGTGCAAGATTATTTTTCTAGAATGCACGTGAGAGAGGTAACGGATACTGGGTACATAAAAGAAACTTCTATTGATTTCTGCCGAAAGCAGAACCTCAAAGAAGCAATGATGAAGTCAGTTGGGCTGCTGCAGAATTGCTCTTTCGATGAGATATCCAAAGTTATTAACGATGCCCTAAAGTTGGGTTCCGAAAATAACTTTGGATATGATTATATGGTTGACTTTGAAAAGAGATTCGAGCCAAAATTCAGAAACACGGTTACAACTGGCTGGAGTGATATGGACGCAATCACCGGCGGCGGCTTAGGTAAGAGCGAGTTAGGCGTTGTTATTGCCCCCACAGGCGCAGGCAAGTCCATGGTATTGGTACACTTAGGAGCCCAAGCGATAAAGGAAGGAAAGACAGTCATACACTACACCTTGGAGCTACAGGATACAATTATTGCCACAAGGTACGACAGCTGCATTACTGGTTATCCTCTCTCTGATATTATCAACTTCAAGGAAGAAGTTTACGAAGAGATCAAGGATCTCGATGGCGGGCTTATTATCAAGGAGTATCCAACTAAGTCGGCTTCGACAAACACAATCCGCGCGCACCTTTCTAGACTTATTAAACGAGGGATTGAACCTGGGATGATCATCGTAGACTACGCTGATCTACTTAAGCCAGTTACAGTAAGAAAAGAGAAAAGAAACGAACTGGAATCTATTTACGAAGAGCTAAGAGCACTTTCGACAGAGTTTCAGTGTCCTATCTGGACAGCTTCTCAAACGAATCGATCCGGACTCAGCGCAGAAGTAATCACGATGGAGCAAATCTCAGAAGCATTCAATAAGTGCTTTGTTGCAGATTTCATTTTTTCTGTTTCTCGCACAATTGAAGATAAGCAAAACAACCTAGGCAAGATTTTTATAGCGAAGAATAGAAATGGTCCGGACGGGATGATCTTCAGTATCTTTATGGACACCTCAAGCGTGAACATAAAGATATTGCCAAAAGTACCTGGGTTGTCCACTGGTACCGCTGTCAATCAGAGCAACGTAGCTACGGCTCCAGTAGCTCTGGACACACGAGCGCAGCAGGCGCTATTAAAAGCAAAATACACCAAACTAAAGAGGAAAAAATAACAATGAGAACAATTCAAAACATTCGACGATTTCGCTTGTCGGACACGTTTGTAGAGCCATACAAGGTTGCTACGGTACCTTGGGGTCCACTTGGATATGTCACGTTTAAGAGAACATATGCCCGCAGACTGAGTGAGTTTGATCCAGATGCCTCTGGAACTGAAGAATGGTGGCAGACCTGCCGGAGAGTTATTGAAGGCATGTTTAACATGCAAAAACAGCACGTTTTCCATCTTGGTCTTGAGTGGAATGACGCAAAGGCACAAAGAACAGCTAAAGACGCATTCGATAGGCTATTTAACTTGAAGTGGACCCCTCCCGGTCGTGGTCTGTGGATGATGGGCACAAAATTCATCGAGGAGCGAACTGCTGCAGGTTTGTTTAACTGCGCTTTCCGCTCAACTAAAGATCTCCCATCCAAGGGCGGATATCTCTTTGCGTGGATGATGGATGCACTGATGGTCGGAATTGGTGTAGGTTTTGATACCGAGGGATCTGGAACTATAACTATTAGAGAACCAGAATACACAAGCGACGTTCTTGTTATTGATGACTCACGCGAAGGCTGGGTTGACTCGGTTCACTTGCTGTTAGACGGGTTTTTCTTTGGGACAAAGGTTCCAGAATTCGACTATTCTGCCATTCGACCAGAAGGCGCTTTGATCCATGGATTTGGAGGTACATCATCAGGACACGCCCCCCTCAAGGAACTGCACGATAACTTGTCTGAACTATATACCCCAAAGACTGGAGAACTAATCACTTCGGTGGATATTGTTGACACCGAAAACCTTATTGGTCGCTGTGTTGTAGCCGGCAATGTGCGCCGTTCTGCTGCCCTTGCTATGGGTCGTCACGACGACAAGCACTATCTTGAGATGAAGAATGATTCTGAAAAACTTCACCATCATCGATGGGGCTCAAACAACTCGTTCAATGCGGTAGTAGGAATGGACTACGAATGGCACGCTGGACAATCACAGAAGAACGGCGAGCCCGGATATATTTGGCTCAACAACGCCCGCACTCGGGGGAGGTTCAAGGACGGAGAGCGTTTAGACGATATCAACGTAGCAGGGTTTAATCCTTGTGTAGAACAACAGCTAGAGGATGCTGAGCTTTGTTGTCTTGTCGAGACGTTCCCTGCAAAGCATGAAGATTATGAAGATTACCTTAAGACTCTAAAGATTGCCTACCTGTATGGCAAGACTATCACGCTGTCCAACACGCATTGGCCCGAGACCAACGCCAAGATGCTAAAGAATCGCCGCATTGGCTTATCTCAATCAGGCGTGGTTCAGGCTTTCAACAAGCATGGTCGCCGCGAGCTATACAATTGGTGTGACCGGGCATATACCTATGTGCAAGAGCTTGATGAAGAGTACTCAAACTGGTTATGCATCCCAAAGTCAATTCGCACGACATCGATTAAGCCCTCCGGAACAGTTTCTTTGCTCAACGGCTCAACCCCAGGAATCCACTTCCCAGAGGACGAGTACTATATTCGCAGGATTCGATTCGGAAAGGGATCGACTTTGCTCCCTGCCCTTACGGAAGCCGGCTATTTTATTGAGGATGACGTATATTCCCCAAACACGGTATGTGTCGAATTCCCGGTGAAGGAGCCTTACTTTTTTAAAGGCAAGAGAGACGTAGGAATGTGGGAACAGCTAGAGATAGCGGCGCAGTATCAGCACTTTTGGGCGGATAACTCTGTGTCCATAACAGTAACATTCAAGCCGGAAGAGGCAAGCCAGATTAAGGACGCACTGGAGATGTACGAGAGTCGCCTTAAGGCGGTCTCCTTCCTACGATACGAAGAGACCGGCTATGAACAAGCGCCCTACGAGCCGATCTCAAAAGAGAAGTATGAAACCTTGACCTCGAAAATCACTCCGGTGCAAAGATTCATAACGGACGAAGGCGGAGTTGGTAGCAAATTTTGCTCGAATGATTCTTGCGAAGTTTAGAAGTAATATAAAATAGGAGATATGATGTTTAAGCCAGTTAACCGATATATTGAAGTTGAACTAATAAGTTCGAATGTGCAAGAGACCAATACAGGCATCCTCTTGCCCCATAGTTATAAGCCTACCGAGGAACGCTTTATAAAAGTAAAGATTAAGAGTTGGGCAGACGATGCTCGATTCGCCTCTAGCCTGAGTGCAGATAGCAGCGCGATTGTGGACAAGACCATGATTGAGGAGCTTACTTTTGATGGCTACAAGACCAGCGTAATACTAGATAATTATATTTTAGGACTATTTACTGTTCAATAGATAACCCTCCGAATGGTTAAAGAACAGTATGTCTACAATTGATAAAAACTTTTATAACGAATCTTCTGCATTCTCACTGGGCTGGGATCCAACTTGGTTTGGAGAGAAGTATTATGATGACCAGCTAACACGAGCTATTAAAAAGTGGCAACGGGAAAGACGATTGGCAGCCGACGGCATGTGCGGTCCAGCTACCTTTCGTCGAGCATGGACAGAGCGTCAATCAAGTATTGACGCGCATAAGCCTGAAGATCCTCAATATTCAAATTACATTATTTATAATGGAGAGTTTCATAAAATAGAGTGGCCAAAGGTTGTATTGTGGTCAGAGAAAGGTGGTCTTAAATCTAAAAAGGGCACTTACTATGATTATACCGGCAGAGCCAAGAGATCGGTCAGACTGTTCGTTAACCACTGGGATGTTTGCTTGAGTTCTCGCGCTTGTCAGACTATACTATCTAAAAGAGGGATCTCGGTTCACTTTTTAATAGATAACGACGGCACAATCTACCAGACAGTAGATATGCAGCATGGTTGCTGGCACGCTGGTTCAGAAAGAGTCAATAGAGCCTCCATCGGAGTCGAGATTAGCAATGCTTACTATCCGAAATATCAAGATTGGTATGTGAGGAACGGATTCGGTGAGAGACCGATGGTGGAAGAGGCTAGAGTTCACGGGGAGAAGCTAGATCCATTTCTGGATTTCTATCCGGTACAGATTCGCGCCCTGAAGGCTTTGTGGGGAGCGATTCACAATTGTGCCGATATAGAATATGAAGTTCCGCTAAACCAATTTAACACAACCTCCAAAGGGTACGAACAAGACGTTAAATACGGTAAATTTAATGGATTCGTTAGTCATTACCATGTTAGCAAGAAGAAGATCGATTGCGCAGGTTTAGACATTAAATCTTTGTTGGAAGAGATCATAGATGAAGAAGATGTCGGATATATTGATACCGGAGAAACCTGCGAAGACCGGTAGGTTGAGATACGATAATATAGTTATCGGGAGCAGCCTTTCTGCCCTTTTATTCGCCTTTAGTAATAGATACCCAATCTTGTTCACCGAGCCAGATTATCCTTTTCGGTTTGATCATTTAGATGTGGGGCGGGATCTAAGTTGTATTAAGATACCACAGCAACAGCGAGTCCTTGCAACTCATAGCGGGGAGTTCACAGTTGGCTGTCCCAAGTACCTCCTCTGGGAGAGGCTAATGTTTTTGCTTACGTTGGAGGGTCTGGTTCCTTTGTCAAACCTCTGTTGCAATATTAGAGAGGTGGATAATCGCATAATATGCTCTAATGACTATTCTAAGATTGCTGAAATTGAATTTGGTACGTGTCATTATTTTGGAGATCGCTTTGCGCATGGCTTTGTTACGGAAAAAAAGCTTGCCGAAGAAGAGTATGTGTGCTATGATTGGGTAGCTTTCAATCGAGGAGGAAAACACAAAATCGATTATATCAAGACAGATGACAATCTAACAAATGAGATTTGGTTCTACTCTTCAGACCGGATCGACGGAGCAACGCCCGTTAAAGATGCGTGTGTGGTATCAATATTGAATACTACACAAATAGATTCTTTTGACTTTTCTGAAACAATGGCTCGCTTTAAGCTCATAAGCGAAATGGAGGATAGAGGGATGAAAGGGGTATTTAACGGCTTGGGACCAAACGGAAAGCCAAAGTATTATAAATTCAAAACGTCTAGCATGTATAGAGAGAAGCTTAGAGCCCCAAGTGCGCTAACGCCGATGACTCAATATATTAAGATAGAGAAGGGAGCAGAGGACCAGCTGATCAGGGGTCTGAACGAGGTATCTGTTTCCTACGATAAATTTCTGAGGTGGCTGTGAGAAAGCTGAGAAAGATACACATGGCAGGAGTAATCCCAGTCTCGGGGATAGAAACTGATATGGAGACGGTATACCCAGAGGTAATACTGTCTATAGATAAAGGCTATACTGCAATTCAAAAGTCAGTTTTCGAATGCGCCATGGCAGGTTGCAGCACAATCTGGATTGTCGCAAATGAAGACCTTGCTCCGATAGTCAGAAAAGTTGTAGGAGATTGGATCTATGATCCGGTATACATGAGCCGCCTGCATTTTGGCGAGGGTAACGAGAGCAGGAAGGAGATACCTATATTTTATTGCCCAATTCACCCAAAAGATGTTGGTAGGAGGGACTCCTATGGTTGGTCGATTTTGAACGGGGTATATTCTGCTTGGAAAGTAGGCAACGAGATCTCCAAATGGCTGATTCCAGAAAAGTATTATATCTCATTTCCGATGTCTATTTTCAATATTTATGATATTAGAGCACATCGGTCAAAAATCAGTGATAGGAACGCAAATTTTTTAATGTCTTATGAGGGGAAGACTGTGTTGGACAATGTTCCTCTTAGCTTTACTATGTTTAACAAAGACTACATCAACTGTCGCAGATCCGTCAATAAGGCGACAACCAAAGATTTTTACAACACAGAAGAGGGTGAAATATATCCCTCTCGCCGCCTTCCGCTGAAAGAAAGGTGGTCAGCCAAAAGCTTTTCTTTAAATCAGGTACTTTCAGAGCTTGACACCACTGATGCTTTCTTGTATAATGTAGATTGGTATGGAGACTTGTCGACTTGGCAAGGGTACTTGGATTATCTCTCATCCGAGAATCTTTTCAAAAAGCCGCATGAACTGTTGACAAAGCCTCATAGACATGCTAATATACCATATAACGCTTAAGGAAAGGCTATTATGAATCGCACGGAATCTAAAATCAAGTTTGTTGGACTGCATGCACATTCTGTGGCGGGATCTATCTTTGACGCTATCGGGTTTCCAGACGCCCACATGGATTTCTGCTACCAGAATGGTGGCGAAGCGTTGGCGTTAACCGATCACGGGAACATGAACGGCTTGCCATATCAGGTGCTGCATTGCAAGGAGATGCTAGCAGCCGGCAAAGAGTTTAAGCCAATTTTTGGCTGTGAGGCTTATTTCATTCCTTCCATTGATGAATGGCGAGAAGAGTACACAAAGGTAATGGAAGATAAGAAGCGTTCTCGCTCCGCCAAGAAGGATGCGCAGTCAGGCGCGACAGTAGAAGACGAAGGCTCCTCGAAGAAGACTCAGAGCGTTTTGCGCCGCCGGCGTCATCTTGTTCTTGTCGCACAGAACCAGACCGGACTCAATAACCTCTTCAAGTTGGTCTCTGAGTCCTACAAGGCAGAGAACTTTTATAGGTACCCTCGTATCGATTATAAGCTCCTAAAGAAGTATGGCGAGGGTATTATTGCCTCTAGCGCCTGTCTTGGTGGTGTCTATGCCGGGAACTACTGGGAGAACAGAGAAGACGGAGACGAAGCAGTATTGAACGCAATGCGGGAGACGACTAAGAATATGATTGACGTGTTCGGCGATCGCTGGTATGCGGAGATTCAATGGAACAATATCAACGAGCAGCACGAGCTTAACCAGCATGTCATTCAGGTCGCTAAAGAATTCGGAGTGAAGCTGATTTCGACTGCTGATAGCCACTACCCTAATCCAGAAGCATGGAAAGACCGGGAGCTTTACAAGCGCCTTGGTTGGCTCGGAAAAAGCAAGCCATCATACGCGGACGAAGGATCTGAGCTTCCTGCTGGAGTTGAAGAGATCGGATACGAACTGTACCCCAAGAACGGCGATCAGATGTGGGAGAGCTACAAGCAATACTCCCAAGAGCAGGGATTTGAGTATGAAGACAAAGTGATTCTTGATAGTATCGAGGAGACTCACCGTATTGCATTCGATCGCATCGAGACCTTTCTCCCAGACAATACTGTCCGTCTTCCTGGGTTTGTTGTACCCGCCGGGTTTACCGCAACTCAAGCTCTGGTTAATTATTCCCTCGAAGGTCTAAAGGAGAAGGGACTACATAAGAACAAAGAATACACAGATCGCCTTAAGCATGAGCTAAATGTTATTGATGATCGTGGCTTTTCAAAGTATTTCTTGACGATGAGATCGATTGCGGAAGTCGCCACTGGTATGATGCTTACTGGTCCAGCGCGAGGATCTGCAGCAGGATCACTAGTAGCATACGCTCTAGATATCACGCAAGTTGATCCTATTAAGTACGGTCTGCTGTTCTCTCGCTTTTTGCGTTCAGACGCCACCGATTACCCGGATATTGACTACGACGTATCAGACAGTATGCTTCTCAAGGAAAAGCTGGTCGAGATGTGGGGAGAGGATTGTGTCGCGCCCATCTCCAATTGGAACACTCTTCAATTGAAATCTCTTATCAAGGATATATCCAAGCTTTACGGGATCCCGTTTACTGAGGCGAATACGGTAACTTCTATTATGATCCGAGAAGCCACCCCTGAAGCCAAACGCGCACGCGGAATCAAATCAGGAATATATGCGCCAACGTGGCAAGAGGTTATCGAGTTCTCCCCAGCACTGCGCAAGTATCTCGGCAAGTACCCGCAAGTGAAGACTCACGTTGAAGGGTTGGTTGGTCAGGTTCGCTCCTGCTCGCGCCACGCGGGCGGTGTAGTGATTGCTGAGAGCCTAGACAGGAATATGCCCCTGATCAACTCTGGAGGCGTCAGACAGGCTCCCTGGGCTGAAGGGCAGAACGTTCGACATCTTGAGCCAATGGGATTCATTAAGTTCGACTTGCTTGGCTTATCCACACTTAAGATGATGGAGGGGTGCATCGAGCACGTTCTCCGCCGCCACCACGGAGTCGAAAGCCCGACGTTTGCCCAGGTACGAGCGTATTATGATGATAAGCTCCATCCTGACAGGCTCGACTTGTCTGATCCAAAAATCTACGAGAACGTATTTCACGCGGGCAAGTGGGCAGGTATGTTCCAGTTTACTGAAGACGGAGCACAAAAGTTCTGCGTAAAAGCCAAGCCAAACGGTATTATTGATACAGCAGCCCTGACCTCCATCTTTCGCCCAGGTCCGTTAGCTGCTAACGTTGACGCCGACTATGTGGAAGCAAAGCAGCACCCACACCGTATTAAGTACTTATCTGATGTGCATCGAGAGATTACAGAAGAAACTTTTGGTTTCCTTATTTTCCAAGAGCAAATTGCGCTGCTAGCTCACAAGCTGGGAGGCTTAACTCTCGACGAGGGAAACTTGCTTCGCAAGGTGTTGACAAAGAAGGGAACAGGTAAGGGATCGGTGAAAGACAAGCTTCACAAGAAGTTTATCAAGGGCTGTGTAGATAACAAGATCAGTCGCGATGACGCGCAGGGCTTGTGGGATAAGTTCGAGTTCTTTAGTGGGTATGGCTTTAATAAGTCTCACGCAGTTGGGTACTCTATTATTTCGTACCAGTGCGCTTGGCTCTGGAACTACTATCCAGCCGAGTGGATGGCAGCGTTTTTGGATAAAGAGCCGGAGAGCAGGAAAGAGAAGGCGATCAATGTTGCTAAGAGGTATGGTTTCGAGATTGCGCCGCTGGATGTAAACAAGTCCGGTACCGTATGGGAAATCAGCGAAGACGGCAAAACTATGATCCAGCCCCTAACTTCGATCAAGGGACTGGGAGAAGCAGCAATCATCCAGATTCTTGCAAACCGACCTCTGCGAAATGCAGAAGATCTTTTGTTTAATGATAACATTGTCTACTCCAAACTGAATAAGAAGTGTTTGGACGCATTGTGTCGCGGAGGTGCCTTGGATAAGATTGTAGATGATCGATTCTCTGGTCGCAAGCATTTCTGGTCGGCGTGTGTTGTCGATCGACCGAAGAACATTAAGCGACTCATTGAAAACATCGAGACATACAGACCAGAAGGCGACTTCAGCGAAGAAGAGATCATCCAATTCAAAACTGAACTAACCGGAGTGTTCCCCATCAACTTAGTCATTAACGCAGAAACGATCCAGAAGCTGCAAGACAAATACATTCCACCGATCTCAGAGTATGATTCAGACTTGAGTGTATGCTGGTTTATTCCGCGCAAGGTGGTCCCACGAAAGACCAAGAAGGGCAAGGATTACTGGATCGTAGAGGTGATTGATTCAAACAATGAGCTAACCAAAATCAGGTGCTGGGCTATTAAGCCAGAGAAGGATGTAATCCACCTCAATCGTCCCTATATGGCTAAACTAAACTATGATGAAAACTGGGGCTTCTCAACTTATGCCGTCGGCAAGACTTTTAGATTATTGGCTTGAGTGTATTAGGAACAACAACTATATAATTTATGTCAATTGCCCAAAAGCTCAAATGGAAGAGAGCACTCTCAACTCTAAGATTCACTTATGAAGAACACGACTACATTAAAGAAGTGTGCTCTGCGATTGCCGCAGACTTTCAAGAATACTATGAGCAATATTGTGCTGCCAACCAGATCGATCTTGAAAAACTAAACAGAGAACATTCAGAAAGGCTCAGCGGGCTATACGAAAGAGAAGGCGAGCAAGACAGCGATAAAGCCGATAACGCTCAAATAGATGATCCTGGTGATACTTCCATGGTGTTGCATGATGAGGTTTCCGATCTTGATAGTGAGGGTGAACAAGAGGGCGATGAAGAGAATGAATATAAGATGACAGCTGATGAGACAGCGGTACACAACTCCTTTTCTAAGCTTTTTAAACAGATTGCCCTAAAAATTCATCCCGACAAGATTAGCGCGGATTTGTCAGAAGAGCAAAGACAGACCACGATACGTATGTTCACGGAAGCCAATAAGGCATTTGAAGATAAAAAATATTATATCCTTCTTGATATCGCGGATAAACTAGAGATCAACACCCCAAAGAATTATGGACAGCAGGCTCGATGGATGAAGAAGGAAGTAGGGAAGATACAAGAAGAAGTTAAGAAAGCAAAAAACACATACAACTACAGCTTTTCAGAAGCAGAGACAGACGAACAAAGAGATCTAGTTATGAAAAGGTTCGTTAAGCAATTATTTGGAGTTTGACCAAATTAAGAAGAGAAAGTAGTTGACTTCAGACCCACTTTAGTGGTATATTATCATAGTAACAACAAAGGAGAGCCCAATGGCTAACACGAACGAAGAACGCAAGCGGTATGTCAAGGAATATATCCGGTCACTAGTCGCGATTGAAGATGCGATGGAACCATACAAGGAGCAGAAGCGCGATTTGCGCGTTGAGTTCAAGGAGAACGGGTGGCTGAATACTGATGAGATTCGTGCCGCTGTCAAAGCTTATCGCCTGTTTCGGGGAAAGATAAACATTGATGAGGTAGTTGAGAACTTTAATATGATTTCTGGTAATGATTCGGAGGAAGTGTGATAATCGAGTATGTAATGACGCGAAATGAGCAAGTTTCTGAGCCTACGCGAGCAAATCCTTCCGATGCCGGTCTAGACGTGTACGCCAACTTTGATGATCCAAGCTCACACGTGCGTCTGCCGCCCTCTCAGTCGGTCATCGTGCCCACTGGGTTGAAGTTTGGTGTTCCTCACGGCTATATGCTTCAAGTAATGAATCGATCCAGTGTCGCGGCTAAGCGAAGCTTAATTGTGGGCGCTCACGTTATCGATTCAGGGTATGACGGGGAAGTATTCATAAACCTTCATAACGTAGGGATAGAGAGCCAGGATATCTATCACGGTGATAAGATTGCACAGATTGTAATGGTTCCGGTTGTGTCTTTCCGGGCTAGAAAGGCAGACGATCCGGAGCTATATAAAGATGGTATTACGATCTCAGAACGAGGCGATGGCGCGCTAGGGAGCACAAATGGATAAGAACACACAAAAGACAATGTTTAGCTCAGCAACGGGTAACTGGGCAACTCCAAAGGACTTTTTTCAAAAGCTCGACTGGCGATTTGGTCCCTTTGACTTGGATCCTTGCGCAAGTGCCCAAAACACGAAGTGCTCCAACTTCTTTACAGAAGCCGAAGACGGACTAAGTAAGGACTGGACTGGATTTACCAGCTTTGTAAACCCTCCATATGGAAGAGGTATCGACAAGTGGATCGAGAAGGGTTATATCGAGGCGAAGAAGAACGGGACTAAAGTAGTTATGCTCATTCCGGCTCGTACAGATACGAAATATTGGCATGATTATGTTATGAAGGCATCCGAGATTCATTTTGTCAAGGGTCGCCTTAAGTTTGGGGACAGTAAGAACTGCGCGCCTTTTCCGTCTGCTGTAGTGGTATTCGATGGCGGAGAGGAATTGTGGAGAGTTGAAGGAATCAATCGATAAAGGAGTATGAAATGACTGAAGATGTATTGAACGCAGCGATTCTTAGAATGAGAGCAAAGGCTCTAGAGAACTTCGCGCTTATTAAGGATTTGTACCACCGCCCAGCTACAAGGGAAACTGTTGACCAGATTTGTTCCCTCTCTCTTGCGCTGGCTCAGTATGAGGGTGCTATGATAACACTGCAACAGTATGCAGCAAACTTATCCTCTTTGACAGAGAATGAGAAGAAGCATACGATTGTAGAAATGCAAAAAGAAGTCGAGGAGATTGAGGCAGAGGAACCAGAAGAACTGGACAAGAAGGTCCTTTCCGGAGAGGAGTTAGCGAAACGTTCTCCAACTAATCGACGCACTAGTGCGCGCAGCAAACGTGCCAAGTCAAAGACGAAAGAGGAAGAATGAATCGCAAACAGAGAAGGACAGACAAGAAGAAAGTGGATGCAACCGACTCGATGTCCGCAAAAGTTTCTCAGTTTCATAGCTTACCAGATCACTGCTTGGCATGCGAAAAACCATTTGATAAAAAAAGTAAAAAGATGGCTATGACATGGAATGTCGTGGTTCGCGATGAAGATACGGTTAGGCTGTACTGCCCAGATTGCTGGAAAACAGCTAACAGTATAATCGAAGATTGGAAAAAGAAAAAGGAATTTGAAAGTGGAGCGGAAGAGTAAAGATAACAATAGAAGCTATAGTTCTTGTGAGCTTGAAATAGCCGCTACACCCAAAGGAGAAAAGTTATGGGAGTGAGAAGAATACCCGAAGAGTCTTTACGTAAGATTATGAAAGGTAGCGTAAACATTCATGGCACAGCTACTTGCGTAGTCAAGTTTTATTCAAATAGCTGTCACCTGTGTCACGCGCTGAGTTCCTATTATCGAGACATATCAGACTTAGACGAATATGAAGATGTTCATTTCTATGCCTACAATATAGATGATGATCCGGATATCGCCAAGAAGTTGAGGCTAAATGGTGTACCGTCTATTGGGCTGTTCAATATTAGTCGAGGTCGGGAGTCGAAACCGGTGATCCTAAATGATCCAGAGAGACCAAACCAAGAGACATGGTACTCTGTCAAAGACATCACCAGTTTCATAAATCAAAACATAAGCACGAAAAGGAATAAGGAACATGATTAAAAAAGGATTGTCGTACGACGACACGCTGCTTGTCCCCCAATACTCTGATATCCGTTCAAGAAGCGAAATAGATTTATCAGTAAACATGGGGAACGGACTGCATCTGACTTTACCAATACTTTCAGCACCCATGGATACGGTTACCGAGTCGGATATGGCGATCGCGATGTGTAATCATGGGGGTGCTGGGATCATTCATCGATATAATACGATGGAGGAGCAAGAGAAGTTAATATTCGACGCGGCAGGTACGGGAGTCGCCTCATTGGGTGCTGCACTTGGAGTGTCTGGCGACTATCTTGAGCGAGCCCATATGGCGCGCTCCGTTGGGGCAAACTTTGTGTGTGTCGATGTTGCTCACGGTCACCATATCATGGTAAAAGAAGCCCTACGACACTTAAGAATGTTGTTGGGAGATAGCTTTCATATTATGGCGGGCAATGTCGCTACACTGAAGGGGCTAGACGATTTATCTGATTGGGGAGCGAACTCAGTTAAGGTTGGGATCGGAGGAGGGGCGATCTGTTCTACGCGAATCCAGACCGGTCACGGCGTACCTGGGCTGCAGACTGTCATGGACTGTGCGAAAACAGATAGAGACGTGAAGATAATCGCCGACGGCGGTATTAAGAACTCGGGAGACATCGTTAAAGCCTTAGCGCTGGGCGCTGACGCCGTTATGTGCGGTTCTTTATTCGCAGGTACGTCAGAGTCCCCTGGGGAAATTAAAGTCGACGCTGAAGGCAATAGCTGGAAGGTATATCGAGGGATGGCTTCCAAGGAAGCACAAATAGAGTGGCGTGGTAAATATTCTTCTTTCGAGGGTGTATCTAGCCAGATACCCTATCGCGGGACTGTCAGCGAGGTCATTAACGACATAGAGAGGGGGATCAGATCAGGGCTCTCTTATGCTGGCGCAAGAAACCTCGCGCAACTTCACAGTAAGGCTCAGGTGATGGCGCAGACCGCTTCTGGTTTAGCGGAGAGTCGAACACATATTATCAACAGGAAGTGGTAGAATGCAAGACGCAGTGGACTACGGCAATTTAAACAAAAGGATAGTTTTTACCGAAAACGACCACCGACAGGTGCAACTAAAGATGAAACTTAAGACGATCGGGGTCACTCAGTCTGAATTCTTCAGGCTTATGATCACTGGGATGCTTACTGGTGACAGCAGGATTTATTCATATTTAGATGATGCTGGACCTTTATCCAAGAAGAGAAAAAGGAGGAGTAAAATATACCGAGAACAAGGAAAAGAGATAAGCAAGAACCTGGGCTTAGGTTCCGAAGAGGTTGAGAATATTTTTGATCTTATAGCAGAGGAGCACCCAGGATTATGAAGAAGAAAGAAGATGGACTATTAGAGTGCTCACGAAGGTGTATACAATTAAAGACCGGTTGTCCGGTTAAAGATTGCAGACACTGGATAGAGCACGAGGATGAACATAACTGCACCCTAGTATCTGTATACCAGAATGGACCCATGACACTGAGACAAACTGGAGAGAGAATGAATTTGTCATTTGCCAGAATTAAGCAAATCGAGACGAAAGCTTTGCTTAAGATCAGAAAGTACGTGCGGTCCACAAATTTACTTTTTTAGGTGTTTAGTTTAGTATATTACTATTTATTTTGAGTTTCTAAAAACAGAAAAGGAGATTTTTCAACATGGCTCGTAAAACATTATTGACAGAAGGCGAGATCCGCCAATTTATAAAGCTCGCTAACTTAACAAATGTTAGCGATCATAAAATCCAGGAGATGTACGGAGGAGAGGCATACGGACGCGACGAAGAAGATATGATGGAGCCTGGACCGGAACAAGGACCCGAAGAGCTAGATATGGCAGTAGCAGACGCAGATGATGAGCTTGCGTCTGACGAGATGGAGATGGGCGCAGAAGACGAGATGGAGATGGGCGCAGAAGATGAGATGGAGGGCGGTTCAGCTGACCTAGATGTGTCGGAGCGAGAAGCCCTAATGGCTGACGTTGTGGCAGCAGTGGCACAGGCTCTTGGCATCGAGGACCGTGTTGATGTAGCATCCTCTGAGGACGCTGGAGACGACATGGGCATGGATGATATGGGCATGGATGACATGGGGATGGATGACGACGGCATGGGTTCCCTTGAAGAGCCAGACCTCGGGGCACCAGAAGGAGGTGATGAAGAATCACTAGCCGACGAGGAGGAAGAGGACGAAGAGGGAGCCCTAAGCCAAAGCGATATAGTCGCAGAGGTCGCGCGCCGAGTTGCAACCCGACTCAAGAAAGAGAATAAACGAGAGGTCATGGTAGATACTTTAGCAGAAAGAATCATGCAGAGACTAAGCAAAATTAGGACTTGACAAAACACTCTTTATAGAGTTATAATAACCACTATAGCCCTGCTTTAGTGGTTATTTTTTTTGGAGCATCATGGAAATCTTATTGTACCCGCTGCTGTTTGTCCTTGGCTACTGTACGTGCAAAATATCTAATATATACCGAGCAGCAAACAATAGCGTTGTAATGATAAAAGTTTCTCAATTGTCTTCTCTATTGCTATATACTAGAGCGATAGAGCAGTATTCATATGTGAGGACATTTGCGGCTAATAAAATTAAAAGCGATGGAGGATCAGATAAGGAGGTTGAGAGTTTTGAAAAATATGTTGATAACGACATAGAGTACTTTAAGAAGCAATCGATAAAGCAAATGAATTTATGCATCTCGCCAATGTTCAGTGACGATATAAAAGTAGCAGACTGGGATGCCGGCATGGCACTACTGGAAAGTGAAAAGGAAGCTGTACAACAAATTTTTATAAATAGGAGTCAAGACAAATGATTATTAAAACGATTAAAGACCTGATTAAGAAAGGTCAAAAAAGCAACCCAGAAAAGGCTCCAGAAGACTGCGAGGGAGCCGCAGCCACCGAATCAGATGCGACAACTGATGAAGAGACAACGGGTAATAAGATCGTGCTGATCGATCCAATGGCGCTTTTAGGTGCAGCGGGATCCCCTACCGAAGAGCCAGATTTAAGGATCATCGGCTTGTTCGCTGATGTCAGTGAAGAGAAGGTCGGAGAACTAGTACACGGATTATTGTACTTAGACGAAGTTAACAAGCTTTCCGAACCAGAAAAGAAGAAAGCCATAAAGTTCTATGTCTCCACATATGGTGGCAGCGCCGATGATATGTTTGCGCTGCATGATGTTATGCGGGTGGTGCGAGAAAGCAGTGAGATCCATACAGTTGGCTTAGGCAAAGTCATGTCCGCTGGCGTCTTACTGTTGGCATCTGGCACCAAGGGCAAGCGTATGATTGGTAGGAATTGCAGAGTCATGATCCACTCTGTTATGGGTGGTAACGTCGGCTCGCTTCACAACATGGTAAATGAGATGGAAGCTATCGAACAATTGCAGGATATGTATTGCGAATGCCTTGTGTCCGAGACAAAGCTCACCAAAAGGCGTCTCAAGAAGATATTGGAACGCAAAGTCAATGTTTATCTGACTGCCGAAGAAGCAGTTGAGATGGGCATCGCTGATATCATTATCTAGAGGAAATTAAATGGATAGTTACATTAAAGATATGTTTCTCGAAGTGAGAGAAAGAGAGGAGACTGATCAAATATTGGATCTAGTTTACGAGACAGTCGTAAAGGCATCGAAAGCCCCAGTCATGACTGAGGTAGCACCCGAGAGAGCAAGAGAGTTTGTGTTGTCGTTGCCTAAGTTTGTTCCCACTGAGTCATGGGGCGACCCTAATAGCATGGATCGACAGCAGGTTACGAAACTGTTTGATGTGATGGGCGGCGGTAGAACTGTCGCGGGCAAGCTGCAATTCTTGCAGCGTATTGTGGACCCCAACAGCAGGATCTCATCGCCTCGCCGCATCATAGCGTCTCTTATTATTCTGGAATCACTTAAGGCGGTCATCGAAAGTTTTAATGCAGCTAGTGCAGGGTTTGTATTTGAAGGATTCCTGTCAGCGCTCCTGCAAGGAACTCAGGAATCGAAAGTGTCTGCAAAGGGAAACCTGCCGATCCAAGATCTTATTGCTTTTTCGGACTCTGATAGCCCAGTTCCGATTAGCCTTAAGTTGCTCAACAAGACCACCAACATCGAAGGGAGCTACACCAACTTGATTGATGGGTTAGATGAATTTGGAGAGATGGTGTATATCGTCGCTAGAAAGGATAAAGAAGCCGGCGGCATTGTAATTGAAAAGTTTAGATTTGATCAGAACAATTTCATCGATGCCTTATCGACTTCCGCTCGCGGCGGTATTAAAAATGCTGCGCAACTTTTTCAGTTGCCAAATAAGAACCCAAAAGAGTCTATTGCAATCCTTAAATCGATTGATAAATGGGAACACAAATACAACGCACTACAATATTCAGCCGGATACTCCGATAGAATCAGGAAAAAGAGAGAACTCGAAAGTCAAATAAGTCAAACCAAGCAAGAGGATCCTGACTCTGAAGAGAGCACAAGCTACTACGATCAGGAGGATCCTCCTCTCAATGAAGGAGTTGGTCAAAAAGGAATGAATCTACTTCTTGAGAAAATTGGCGGCTCTCAGTGGAATATCAGCCCGGAACAACTATCTAGCTACGATTTTGTTTATTATGAGAATCTTGGTTCACTGCCGTATAGCGAAGAAGCAATTCTTAATGTCGCGCGCGCCCACATGGATAAGTTAGACGAAGAAATTTTGAAACTGTTTGGAGCCACACAAGACCTATCACAGAATATAAATAAATACTTCTTAGTAGAAAAGCGCAGTTCTGCTATTGATTCTGGTAATAAAGCTATTCAGGATTCAGTCATGATTCAAAAAACACTCCAGGCGCAGTTAAGTGAGCCAGATAGTGAAAATAACCCTTGACATTAATATGATTTGATCTTATAATAGAATACAACTTAGAGGTTCGAATGAGTCGACAGTATGATGACAGCCAGACACTACAACAGAAGATTATGAAAGGAGCGAACATCCTAGCAGATAACGTTGCTTCTACCCTTGGTCCGCGAGGTAGAAACGTTCTACTGCAAGAAAAAGGAAAGGCACCCTTTATCACGAAGGACGGTGTAACTGTCGCCGCCTTTGTTCACCTTGAGGACTCTTTTGAAAACGCCGGAGCCCAAATTATTCGCCAAGCCGCTATTGAGACGAACAGCCAAGCCGGTGATGGTACAACCACTTCGACAGTGTTAGCTAGAGCTATCCTAAAAGAATCACAAAGGTTTATCGCGTCCGGCATCTCACCAATTGAATTGCAGCGTGGTATTAACTTGGCTACAAAGAAGGTGATCGAAAACTTAAGAGAGGCAGCCAAACCAATTGAGAGTATTGCGGACATCGAGCATATTGCAACAATCTCTGCTAACAATGATCGCTCCATTGGAAAGCTGATAGCAACTGTTGTTGATAAGGTGGGGCAGGATGGCTCAATTTCAATTGAAGAGTCACGCTCTCTCGAAACATCGATTGATATCACTGAAGGATTTAAGCTAACCTCTGGGTACTGTGCTGGTGCTTTTATTACCGATGAACGCCGAAGTGTAATGTATCACGAGAGCCCCTTGGTCTTAGTTACAGATCATAAGATCTCCGCAGTCGAATCGATTATGGGAATCCTAGAAATGATTGCGCGCGAGAGCCGTCCTCTAATTATTGTAGCGGAAGAAGTTGAGGGGCAAGCCCTCGCTGCTATGATTATGAATGCAATGCGTGGGACACTAAAAGTTGCAGCAATCAAAGCGCCATTCTATGGTGAAGAGCGAAGAGATTTGCTTAAGGATCTAGCGCTTTCAATCGGAGCAAAGTTCATTACCCGAGAGTCTGGTGATAAGATGACAGACATCACTCTGGCGGATCTAGGATCCGCTTTATCAATCGAGAGTACGAAGTATTCTACAACGATCGTAGGGGGCAATAGCAATGCCTTGGCAATAGAAAGTCGAATCGAGTCATTCAAGGAGCAGATCACACAAACAGATTCGTTAAGCGAATGTGAGAGGATCCAGGGGCGGATTACTCGATTGTCTTCTGGGGTTGGCATCATTCGTGTTGGCGGATCTACTGAAGTCGAGATGACAGAGAAGAAACACAGAGTAGAAGACGCGCTTGAGGCGGTTAGGTCTGCTTTAGAAGAGGGAGTTGTATGCGGTGGCGGTGCAGCACTAGTGGTTGCTTCGCAAGATATTACTATCACTACAGATAACCCGGATCAGGAATATGGTGTAGAGATTGTGCGAGCGGCGTGCCAAGAGCCTTTGCGGCAGATGGCATACAACGCCAACGAATCAGCGGATATTGTGGTAGAGAAGGTTTTAGGTTCTGCTCCTAATCATGGGTGGAACTTTAGGACCGGAGGGATAGAAAACCTTCTGGATAGCGGAATCATCGATCCCGTCAAGGTAACTCGAACTGCCTTGCAGAATGCTGCTAGTTGCGCTGGAACACTTATCACCACAAACTATGCAATCATACAAACGGAGACAGACTAATGCAAAATGGAGATTTGGTCCATATTCCGCAGGGAGCCATGTTACACGCTTCAACGCGATCCGGTGCGCCATTCATAAAAACAGAAAAGCCAACAACCGGGGTTGTGATCGAGCGCGCTGGACCAACAACCTTATCCATCTACGTAGACGGTGCAAGGTATTTCGTCATTGAGAGAGATGTCTACGATATTTACCAACACCAAACAGAGGGAGAACAAAAATGCTAATAAAGCTAACAGAGGTGCATCACAATAAAGCACTAACTTACGCCAATAACGAATACACCCTAAGAGAAGTCTTTATAAATCCAGAACACGTTGTGATGATAAGGGAAGATACGCGCATGCAGACGCTTAACGAGGAGAATCGGTTACCGGATTCGTTAATGAACGCTCATCGATTTACAAAGCTGACGATTAATCGTGGTCAGTCTGGGACGGAGATAATCGTTGTTGGCGCACCAGCTATAGTTGAACAGTCTTTGAATCAAAGAACCCAATTGCTGAGAGGATGAAATGGGACAGAGAGTAAACATTCAATATTCCGTTGAGCTTGATGATCTTGGGGACGAGGTTAACCGGCTCTTTAATCGATCCATTAGAGATCTTCAAGAGCTATTTCCGAGCAACGAACCTGCCCGCTATGTGCCAATGGATCTAGCTGGTGTTGATATGATCGAAGATCTACGTCAAAAGATATCTAGTGCAGACGCTGCGTTAAGTGATGTTCAGAATATCGTGCAGGGTTATATCCAGTTTAAATCGACACCCCCGGAAACTGAGGCAGCTACACCTTCTCAGGAGATTTATGAAGAAGAGATAGAGAGCCCAGATCAGGTATTACTAGAGAGAATCCGAAAGTTTAAGGAGGAGGTACCCAATGAACACGCCACTGAAGTACACCCACACGACAACCAGGGCTCTATCAGAGATTAGAAAGAAGATACCAGCAGGCTCAGTAATTGACTCTTACCTGCTATTTTCTGGAGATCTCGAACTATCACTGTCTGATTATGATATGTTCGTATGCGCGCACACGAATAAATATGTCATATATGAATTCTGGCTAACGCTCTTAGAAGACTCCAGAAAGGTACATGATATCGTTACCTGTGAGGATTTCAAATTTGCAGAACCCCAGTTTGAGATCCTGCAAGAGAGTTGGGCGCACTACAAAGATCCATATGTCAGGAGCGCTCTATTCTTTCTGTTGAACCGCTGCTCTGAAACGGGCGAGGTATCCTCTGGCAAGCTGACTCCTCAGAATTATAATAATTTTGCGCTAGCCAGTCTTGCAACTTTTAAGAAGCGAGACAACTTTTGCTTAGTATATGACGAGGTGGATGATTTCGTGCAATCTATTATCCCTAGTGAATTGTCTGACTATGTTCTTGTCCGCGCTGGAGACTTTAAATACAATTTGTTCGAAGAGGGGATCTCTCGCGGGGACGAGACAGTAATCTTTGATCACAAAAAGCTAAAAAGAAAGCTTGATTCCCTTGACAAAAAGATAGCAATCGTTTATAATTTTCACTCACAACTGCTCTCAATGTACCGGGACTATGAAGTGTCTATGATAAACAAATACGGCAAGCAAACAAAAGATAAAGGACAATGCGTTGAACTCCTCATTACTAACTTCTAGAATGGCATTAGCCCTCACTCTGTTCGCAGTGGGTCAAACAATGGCTTGGTTCCAGCTAAATTCTCAGTTTGTTTGGGAGTGGTGGAAGGACCGCCCTCTGTTAGCTGTGCTTCTGTACGGGCTCCCGACCGGCTTGTGTTTTTTTTATGGCGTTCGGATAGCGTACGCTGAGATAGGGCAGATCTGGGGAGCTAGATTTTTAGTTTTTAGTATGTCGTACATCACGTTTCCGATACTTACTTGGTATTTTATGAACGAGAGTATGTTTACTGCTAAGACAATGACATGTGTATTTCTGTCCATGATGATCGTGGGCGTTCAATTATTTTGGAGATGAAAATGAGTAGAAAAGTAGAAAAAGCCTGGGGACATGAAGACCGCTGGGCTATAACCGATAAATACTTAGGTAAGATCTTGTATATCAACGAGGGTCATCGCCTCTCGAAGCAGTATCATATCGAAAAGGACGAAACCATTTACGTCCTTAAGGGATCTTTATTGCTTGAGTTAGGTCCGCACTATGAATACACAGATACAGAATCCGGTATAAAGATGGTCCTAGGAGAAGGTGAGTGTCAAAGAATCAGACCAGGGCTGATCCATCGATTTTGTGCTGATAAAGGAGATGTTGTCTTGATTGAAGTCAGCACTGCCGAGATAGACGATGTAGTACGACTACAGGATGACTACGGACGATGAAAACCATCTATTTGTTTGACGTAGACGGCACTCTAACGCCGGCAAAAAGTGATATCACCCCTGCATTCAAGAAACAGTTTTTGGAGTGGTCCAAGGGACGCCAAGTATACATCGTGTCAGGTGGAACACTTGTCCGGATAATCAACCAACTAACGAGAGAAGTAGTTGATCAAGTGCAGGGAATATTTTCTTGCATGGGTAACGCTTTTTATCTCAATATGCAGAATAGTCCTAGCGGATATAGCGAATGGAACCTGATGTATGAGAATAAGTTTGCTGTTGAAAAGCGAGAGCTTTTCTTTAGCGAGCTAGAGCGCTACGTAATGAAGTCGGACTATCACACAAAGACGGGCAATCACTATGAAGAGCGATTAGGGATGGTAAACTTTTCGATTGTTGGTCGGAATGCGACAATGAAAGAAAGGCAGGCATATGCGGCGTATGACGCGGAACACAACGAGCGAGAGGAGATAGTGAAAAAACTATCTAAGAAACACCCGACGCTCGACTTTGTTATCGGCGGAGCAGTGAGCATAGATATCTACAACAAGGGAAACGACAAGGCGCAAGTGCTTAAGAGATTTCTCGGAGACAAACCACAGGACACTCGGATTGTGTTTGTTGGAGATCGTATTGAGTTTCCAGGCAACGATCACTCGTTAGCATACGCGCTCTCCGAACGCCCAAACTCTCAGACTACCGGAGTAGAGAGTTGGGAAGAAACCGCTGAACTATTGAAGACTAGCGTTTTTGCTAGTAGTTAGTTAGAAAGACGACTATTTATTGTGTTACTAAAGAGGTATACTTAATGGACATCGCTACGAGCAAATGGTTTAGATTTCTAAACGAAAACAAAACAATGATCACAGAAGGACTGGACGATATCGGACTTCCGCAATATGTCATTGAGTATATCAACGATGCCATGCCCGAATCGCCAGAGAAATCAAAAGTGCTCATTGGCAATTTGTGGAAGAGTTCGGAACCTTCTACTGGGCGCAAAGATGTTTATAGAACAAGATTGCTTGAAATTATAATGAGGGGGAAGCCCCCCTACCTTGGGGGACTGGACAGTGACCCGGACAGTCAGACTCCGGAAGTGCAAAAGCTTAGAAAAATTGTCAAGTTTGTGCTTGAGAACCTCACTCAGACCGTTACGGAGAACGAGTATGGAACATGGAGCAAAGCTTTTCGAAAAGCAGTGAAGGCATTAGGCAAGGCAGGCGCTCCCCCCGAGAAAATTGAAGAAATCAAGGCAGGTCTGGATAACTTTTTAAAAGCAGCTTGGCATAACTGGTGGTCAACTTTTGGTGAAATCGGCTCATTCCTAAATGATGACCCCACAAACTATGAGCTAGCGAAAGGAGCGTATACAACGGAGACAAATGAATTCGACCTCTACGAGCTACAGACAATCGCAACGATGTATTTCGAGAACAGGGAAGAACCAGATGATATAGTGCATCAATTTGCTGACGGCTCTTACTGGTATAACTTAAACACTTCGAACTGCCCAGTGGAAGCAGAAAGAATGGGTCACTGTGGCACTGACAGCCGTGGAACTTTATATTCTTTGCGTAAGAAAAAGAAGGGTCGACGTGATTCGTCCTCTTATATAACAATGACAGTGAGCAGAGAGATCATTTATCAGATCAAAGGTCGAAACAACGACGCGCCACCAGAAGAAACCTGGGATCATATCGTATGGTTCATTGATGAGTTTGGAATCGAGAGAGTAGAAGAAACAGGCGAACATTCAAACGATGTTGAGGGACTGCAAGATATGAATGAATATCTCAAATCAAAAACGAATGCGAAATTTGCCGGTAACGTCGAGGAACGGATCGAAAAAGTTAACGATGCAGTAAACGATATTGATAGGTCCTTCAATGACGGCATCGAAGAGGCGATCGGTGGAGCCCTCGCAGAGATAAGTATCTATTGCAACGTGGAAGACAGTGAGGAAATGGGTGGAGACGTGGGACAGGTTTATCTGAGCTATGGAGCAGAGATAGAACTTAACATCGAATTAGGTTGGCCCGGTGTTGTTATAGATTCCAGTATGTACCGCGCCACAGTCGGCAGCAATACTGAAGACCAGACAGCAGACGATCGATATGAAGGAATTCCCACCTCCAGCTGGGGCAGTGACGCGAGGGATTTTGAAAAGGAAATAATGGGAGCAGCTATAGAGCCCCCTAGTAACGAAGATATCGAAACTGAATGGAGTGTTGAGCCCGATGGCGATAAGATTGTTCTTATAATCAAATACCGGACTAGTACTATGGAGCTGCAAGATGAAGACGACGACGCATATTCATATTCTCAATTTGCAGATGAGATGTTAAGCTACGCAGGAGACGCCGCAGAGGTGATATCAGATATTCGTACTGCGCTATCTGAGGGCGGATACTCGAAAAAAACACAATTTGATTTAGATTCCGAATCTTTTGAAGAGAGAATCGCAACTCTTGAAAGCTGGGCTGTGGTCGATACCACCGGACAGGCAGGCGTCACGCTAGACTGGATTGGACCAGAGGCAGGCGTTGACAACTCAAACCCGGTACCGGATGAGAACTTAAGAAATTTGCCAATGGACTATCAGATGTACTCGTCGCGAAGATTGGCGAGCGGTAGCGAAGACATCCCAAGCCCAACCTTTACTTTGTCTGATCTTTTTGATAGTTTTGGAAACGCCAGAGCAACTGTGATTTCTTCTCCGGTGTTGAACAACGTATTTAATTCTTTTTTGGCAGAGTCCGTTGTTGCATCGCTTAATCCAAAATCACAGCTTTCACTTGATTTTGGACCCAACTACGAGGCTAAGGCTGCCAAAGCAATTTTAGCTAAAGACGGACGTTTTGTTATAGTGCCCCAAAAGGCGAGTAGGTATGCCACTAAATATCACAGCATAACTATAATGTGGAACTACCGGATGACGGTAGACGAGGAGTCTCCAGAAAAAGAATTTGAGGTAGTGGGAGATATCGCTGAGCTTCTGAATGCGAACCCTGGATTGATTAACTCAGCAGTCATCAAGACGGTCCAGCATTACCGAAGCATACACGATAAAGAGATCGCCGAAAATCGCGCGACAGTCACCTCTAGTGAGAACTTAATTGATCTAACTAATAAGATAATTGATAGGTATGGCGACTCAGCCCCAGTCGCTAGCACATGGGCACCGTCATTGACAGCCATGGCGAAGTGGATGCTGGCTAACATACCGAAAATGAATAATATTGAAAAATATATAGCATATAGTTCATATTTGAATACGTTAGCCAAAGGCGATCGGGTGAGACCACATCAAGTAAGTATCGAGGTGGATGATCATCAGAATATAGGCATGCCGAAAAGCTGGATCGATCAGGTCAAACGACAGGAAATGCTTATGGGATCGGTGAAACCAGTTCTTCCGGAAAGCAGAGATCGGGCTATAGAATCTCAGGTCGAAAGGGTAGATAGGTTGCTCAAAGAATACGACGCATCGTATGATCTAAGACTTTATAATGTGCAGGTTGGCTGCACTGTCGACAAGAATGTTGGAGGTACTGAGTCAGAGACAGCAACAGAAATTCGTGGGATCCCTAGCGTCACAACTGTGCGACCAGTAGCCGCAAAAAAAAGGGATATGACTCCGACTTCTGAATTCGTATTATATGATATTAAGTTTGAGCTAGTCGGATCGAAGTCTCGCGTTGAGTATCGAGATGAAGTCTTGATGCCAAGCTTACGTAAAATTAAAGGACTCTCGATTGTTAGCATGACGCCATTGCGCCGGACAAACCAGCAGGGATCGATTCGAACAGTGCGTGAGTCGAAGATTCTAAAAGAATATGGAATGGGTTCGGCATACGGCTACACTGCTAATGGCGGCGGCACTAGTAACTTAGGAAAACAGAGACACACTCACGGCAGGGAGATGCCAACTCCTCGCCCGCAACTGCAGAGCATATTAGACGACTGGTCCCAAAACGGAGAGAAGGCGTATGATGCGCCCACAAACTATACAGATATGAGTTATCACGTTATGATGCCGGTCGAAGAATTGTTGCCATTTACCACCTCGGAGTATAGCGGAGAGAAGAAGGACTGGAAGAGCAAGTATCAACACTTTATCTCCACTGGCGGCGATGTGCCGGTATATTTAACACTTGGACAGAACGGCAAAGTTAAAATAACAGGAGGCGAGGATCAGGTGTGGTTTGCTAAAGAATCAGGATTGGAAGAGCTACCTGTCTTTTTAAGTTACCAAAAACAAGTTTAACTGCATACATAAGATATGAGCAACAACGCCAAGACCTTTATTCGCACAACCTTTTATGCTGTTGTTGTTCTCCTTATCTGCTATCTGGGCACTAAATCATTCGTTGACAATCAGCAAAACCCATCTTACAAAGAAATAGCTGCCCTCGATAATAATGCTCAGACAACTAATCTCGGGAATTGGTCCGAAACAATAGAAAGATCCCGCAGCAGTGCTGTCCGGGTCCTATCTGCTTCTGATGAGCATGAGCCGACTCGAATTGCCTCTTCGAGTGGCACTTATGTTAACATGTTCGATAGGTACTTTGTGATCACTACTATGCACGGAATAATCGGAACGTGCGAGAACACCAGAATACTTGTCGGTCAGACTATGCACCCTTGTGGAAGATTTATCGAGCTAAACAAAGCATCGGATTACGCATTAATTGAAGTGTACGAGATCAGTGACAGGGAACCGATAAAGATACCGAGAATGGTACCGACAACAAAGCATGACTGGATAGACTCTCTTGCGATTATGAACAAAACAGTATATACTGGCTTTCCAAACGGGATTGGTCCCCTGACAATCGATGGTAAAATCTCAGGACATACAGGAGGAGATTTCATATACCTATTGTCTTATGCTTGGTCTGGCTCCTCTGGCTCTGGCGTCTTTTCGAGAGATGGAAAATATATAGGATATGTGATCGCTATTGATGTCGGGGCTAGCATTTATGGAGGCAACCAAATTTTGGAAAACATAGTATTAGTTGTCCCATCCTTCAAGATCAACTGGGCTTCCGCCCTTGAGTATGATACTGCGCTGCCGCTGAGAGAAGAAGAAACTAATTAGTTTATATTAACCAACTTCAATCACGGGATTCGCTCATGCAAAAAAAAGATAATGACTGCAAATATGATGGCATATTATGCACTTTGAACAAGATAGAAGAGAAAATAGCCAAACTCCAAGAAGGGGTTATAAAGTTAAGGCTTAAGCTTTCTTCATACGATGATAAGATTATCGAGAAAGATAAGATAGAACACGAAACAGAAGGTGAAATATGAATTCCGAAAAGAAGGAAGGAGAGAGCCGAGAGATCTCCATAGAGCCAGACGACTTGAAGCCGAAGAGACCAAGTAACAGGGCACCGGAAGGTATAAGAACATTCACAGTGTGCCGGCAGCACGACGAAACCGGAGTCTCTGGTGATGGTGTTGTAATAGAAGGAGTTAGCTTTGCCACAGGGCACACAGTGATTCACTGGCTAACTCCATCGCCTCGCGGTTCGATCGCGTTTTTTGATGCGTTTGACGATTTTTTAAAAATACACATAAAGCCTCACCCAACTAACAAAACGATTATTACGTTTGAAGATGGTGAGCAAGTAATTTATGAGGGAGGATAAAGATGGCAAACAAGAGAGAGGAAACATCGAATGAGCCATATCAGGCTAACGTCAAGAAGGGCTACGTTAAAGACAGAAACCAATACTTGAAGGGTGGTCCTATATCAACAAGTGCGGGAGGTTCTCCGTATACCAAGAAGCCGCCAAGTAGTCGAGCGCTCAGTGCTCCACCTATAGGCGAAGAAGTTGATCCTGAGAGCTTCGCGAAGAAGCCGAATTTAAATAGCAAATTCTGGACAGATAACCAACTTTGTCGTAAGGCAGCCAGAAGGCTATCTAAGATTGCCGACGACTTTATTGAAGATCTGGATGTGTCGGTACCGGTTGAAGAGGTAAGGTTTACCGGCTCCTTGGCAAACTATAATTGGTCTAAGTATTCGGACATTGATCTGCATATCGTCGTAGACTTCTCAAAAATCGATGAGGACACCGAACTAGTTAAGTCTTTTTTTGATGCAGCTAGGCTACGCTGGAACGACCTACACGACATAAAGATCCACGGATACGAGGTAGAGTTGTATGTAGAGAATGTGAGCGACGTTCACAGATCCTCTGGCATCTACTCCCTGACTGATCAGGAGTGGATCACTGAGCCGAATCCGGAGAGCGTTGATATTGATTATCGCTTGGCAAGAAGAAAGAGTAATGATATAGAGACTCAGATAAACCTAATCAAGCATATAATAAATAGGGGAAAATACCAGACAGCATTAAACAACATTGATCGGGTCAAGGGTAAAATAAGAAACCTACGAAAAGCAGGGTTAGACAGCCCACAGCAAGAATATTCTCCAGAAAACATTGCATTCAAGATCTTACGCAGAGAAGATGCTTTGCGGCGTCTAGCTGACATGAAGCTATCAGCTTATGATAACCTTATGAGCACAATGTGAAGTTTGAAACGATAATAGAGGGTTCAAAAATATTCCCAGGCGAATACTTACTTTACGAGCCATCGATGGCTATTGTTGTATGCGGAGCCTTCAACAGAAAAGAGAACTTTATCAGATGCCTGGGGAACGGAAAGATTATCAAAGATTCAATTGATAAGTTTAAAAAAATCAAACTATCAGTTGCAGAGCAAAAAGAACGAAAGTACACAAGATGCAAAGGTTGTTCCGATAAGTGAAAAGAAAAAAAGGATAGTACGATGAGCAATAACAAAAAAGAGTTACAAAAAGTGGTTGACTTCTGCCGAATCCAGTTGCAGATTCTGGACATCAGAGAAGATAAGCTAAGGAAAGAGATATTTGACTGTAAGGTGCAGAAAGAGTTTCTGACGGAGACTTTAGCTGCTGTCTCGACTCAGAACAAGCAGCAGGAGTAAAGATGTTAAGCAAATCGAAGCATTTTTTCTCGGTCGGACCCTTTCACGAGTCCGCTGCTAAATGTGAGCAGTTTTTAAATAATCTGCAAGGGTTAGCTTTATATATGGAGACAATCGAGCAGCTGATCTTACTCAAGGATAAAGAGTCTGTCGCGGAATCCAAAGAAGAAGCCGCTATAATACGATCACAAATTGAGTTTACTGAGGCGATTATCTCCTTGGCTAATCAAAATTTAATCTTGAATATAACTGAGACTAACGCGAACAACTGATGACTAAAATTTATACCTATTGCTTGTTTGACAAGTTTGATCACTTCTTAGGGGTCTATTCTTCTTTGAGGGCAGTGCATCGAGACGCGATCGCGATTTGCAACCAGGGCACTTCGTCGGTCTATATGATAATAGACGATAAGGCGCATGCTTGTTCGCTGACTGCTCTCCGCAATGCGTTCAAGGGAAAGCAAGATTATCAGATAAAGTACCAGAGCAACGTCCAATTTATAAAGATTTTCAAAACCAAATTAAAGGAATAAGATGTATTATATTGTGTATGGAATTTCTGACTGCCCCTCGTGCCTTCGTGCCTGCGCAGACTTGATGGAGCAAGGATGTCAGTATGTGTTTGTGAACTGTGATTTTTCTAAAGACTATCGAGAAGAGATAAAGAGCCGACTTATCTGGCCAACATTTCCAATTATTATTGAGCACAGTGGCGAACAAAACAACCTAATTGGTGGTCAGGATCAACTAAAAGGTAGGCTAGCACACTTTTAGCAATGCCGAGCCCATAGTTATAATGTGGATAAGATTACTAAAGGCTCCTTTATTCGATGGATTGTTGGACACAGCGTCTATGCCGCATGCGAGGAAAGTGTTGTTGGGTCAGTCCCGATATACAATTATGGAATCGTGTTGCAGGTGTCCAACTTAGAGCCAGTAGCCCTGGTAGCCCATTGCGAGAGCAAGAGTTCTGGAGATCCTTTGATTATCTTACATACCCACGAAGACGATATCGAAATATTAAGCAGAGGTTTCAAAGATGACGAGTAAGCATTTTTCAGGTGAGAAGGCGGAAAGAGAGGAGGCAGTAAAGCAGCTGATGATACATGCCGCTAACGAGTTCGATGGCAGGTTTACTGCTAGATTTGAAAATGATGATGGCGGATCTCATATCGTTTTGGTGATAGAAGTAGAGGAACCCTCTCTTGGGCTCGATCCTCTTCTCATGAAAGCTTTGTTTTCTATCAAGTGGATGGGGTGGCGTTATATGATTGTAAAAGTACCGCCGGGATATGTCGATGCTATTATGAACGCGAAGAAGTACGACGACTGAACATCTTCTTGACCAAAAAGATCTTGGATAGTTTTGTTAGCTGTGGTATAGTAAGACATACTAAGAAAAGGAAAGCACAGCAATGCCAAAAGTCGATACAGGAGATTTAGTGTGTCTATACCGCCGGCGCAAGAAGGGCTTGGGGATAGTCGTAGAGCGGATTGATGACATACGTGAGATCATAAAACTGGAAGATCCTATCATCGATGTGATGCGAAAAGTAAAATCTCTATCATATTTTGATAGAGTGAATTACATAGAACGTATTACGAAGAATAGCGCAGATCCTGGCATGACCTCTGTGTTTTTTGCCTTTAATGCGCAAACATGGTGCAAGAAGCCCAAGTACAAATTTGTTAGAGTCAAATGGTTCAAGCTGCCATCAGCATACGAGAGCGCTCAGCTATCCGAAGACGATAACTGGTGCCCCGAAGACTGGCTAAAAAAGATCTATAGCGGACAAGACACGAAAGTCAAATAAAAAACTGCTTGACTATTGTGTATGCAGGTGATATTATGATACAACATAGTATAGGAGTACTTAATGATGAGTAAACAATTTGAAGTAGGGCAAGTGAAGGCTTGGCTCGATCAGGGACCGGCGCTGTTAATGGGAATATGTGAAGTTGAGGCTGAGTCTGTCGCTATCGGTGCAAAGGTAGATAAAATGGAGACAGAGCAAGGCTGGGTGATCAAGTTGTTGGAGACCGGTGAGATCCTGACGGTGCATGAGAATACGCTCCACAATGGCGAAAAGAATGTCAGGCTAACTTAACTTCAAATTGACAAGATTGGGGTTGACTTTCTCTCTCGCATGTGGGATAATGTATACATCAACTAAGGAAGCGAATACATGATGCTGCTGCTAGCAATCTTCAAAAACCAACCAGAACAGCCACAGTGCGTGATCGATCAGTGTGAGGATGGGGTTTGCATAGTTGAGACGCCAGAGGGCACAGTCGAGATAGCTAAGAAGTCTACCTATAAGGAGGGGGTGTCTATTACTTGCCCTATCTGGCTTATAGAGCCAACTTGAGTTGAACGTACAAGGAGAACGAAGAATGATCAATATCTTAGGCAAGGTGCCATCAAATATCGGAGTGGCAGTTAGCGGCGGCATCGATTCGATGGCTATGCTTGACTTCCTTCGACGCGGCAATCATAAGATCACAGCACTACACTACAATCACGGCACTGGGCAATATGCTGACGATGCTGAGAAGTTAGTGCGTGATTATTGTACGAAGAATGGCATCTCTTTGATCCTCGGTCGCAACGAAGAAGATATGCCCGCTGGGGTTTCGCGTGAAAACTGGTGGAGAGGCAAGCGATATGAATTCTTCGAAGAATCATATGAGGGGCAGATCGCCATGGCACACCACCTTGATGATTGCGTAGAAGGATGGATCTTCTCAAGCTTAAATGGTAAAGGGCGACTCATCCCGCATAAGCGCGATCAGTTTATACGACCTTTCCTTACGACTGAGAAGAGTGAGTTTACCCTTTGGTGTGTCCGCAAGGGTGTGCCTACTATTGATGACCCTAGCAATAGCGATACGCGATATCGGAGAAATTATATTAGGCACGTATTGATGCCGCATGCAATAGAAGTCAATCCGGGCATCAAGAAAACAGTACGCAAACTTCTGTTGAAAGCGATGGAGAAATAAATCGACAGAGGCAGCAAAAGAACCTTGACAACTCAGAAGTAGTGTAGTATAATCTAGATAAGCTCAAAGAAGAAAGAAGCACTTCACCAGAACAGAAAAACTTAAAATGTTAATGTCCCGTAGCTCAATTGGTTAGAGCGTCGGTCTCATAAACCGCAGGTTCTCGGTTCAAGTCCGAGCGGGACAACCATTAAAGCCGCTGGCACACCGGTTAATGTGTGCCACCCTCCTCGCTCCCCTCATAGAGAGAACTGAGTATGAAAATATATAGACACTTCGCCGAGAACGAGACTCTAAGGTACACATTCTTATATACCTTCACTCCCGGCAGAGAAGAAGTGATCCAAAAACTCAAGTCGATCGAAGGAGAAGGTATCATAATCTTTGACACCTTTCCAGAAATAAACTCAGAGACAGTAGAACTAGAAGAAATTCTATCAGTTGTAACACAATCAGGACAAGAAATGTTTATCCCAGCCGGAATCGAAGTAGAGTTTGTTGATGTATCGCGGGTGCTCTTTGGTTGCAACGAGCCCCCTCTAGAGAGTTGAAGACAATGACCGATACAGAGATCTCAGAGATCAAATCTCATACCAATAACAACGCCCAGAAGTGGAATGTCCTCATAGCTCAGCAAGATCGAACCAAATTGCTAGCTGAAGTCGATAGACTGAGGGAGAAACTTAAGAGTTATAATGAAGATATCTAAGGCACGAGTCGCATACGTGTTTTCTTTTATGTTCCTTATTTTGTTTTTTAAAGTTGCAGGAATAATATGAAGCACTCACGCCGCCGCATCAAGAAGATGGTTTTGTTGCCTTTGGCAGCAACCTGCTGCATCGGACTTGCGATCTCTGTTGTCTACTTATCATTTCGTGCCGGTCGCGTAGCTGTCGACAACCCAATACACGATGAATAAAAAGCCTTGACAGGCAACATCTCTTTCTGCTATAATAGTATAACATTAGAGACAAACAAATAAACCGAGAGAAGAATAATATAATGAGTGCATTATCCCAAGAGTGGTTTAGCCGAGCAGCAAAAGCCTACGCGATGTATTTCGCAGGTGCCCTTATCTTTGTGTCAGGTGCATGGATGGTTGGAGATTATCGATCGAGTAAGATTATCAACGAAGCAACAGAAGCGAGGCTGCAAAACGAGTATCAATCTGCGGCTATCTACACTGCTCGCCTTGAAAACATTGAGGGTCGTATTGCCTTGACTGAACGAAAGGCTTATCTAACATCAGGGAAGTCTTGCATCCTGAATGAAGAAGTATTGAATGATGAGTCACTAGCCATTCAGATGACCCGAGCATGTTTACGCGCATATGCAATGCAAGCTGTCGAAAACAAGTAGATAAGCAATATTAAAGCCGCTGGCACACCGGTTAAAGTGTGCCACCCTTTGGGACGTTAGCTCAGTTGGTAGAGCACTGGACTTTTAATCCATTGGTCTCGGGTTCGAGCCCCGAACGTCCCACCATTTTTGAAGAACAACCAGCAAACAATGAAAAAGAGAGGATAACAATGGCAACTATCGGAGCAGGCATGTTATGCGTCGTGATTGGGATTGTGGCAGTAAGCACGGTCTTTCAGTAGACAAAGAGTCAAAATTAATGAGAGAAGAAAATATGATCTATACAGTGATCTGGCAAGATAAGAACAAGGAGCTACAAGCAACTAAGTTTGTCGGGTCGATTGATAAGCGAAAAGCCTGGGAAGATATAGGAAAGTCGATCACTGCTCAGCAAGGGTTGGTGCTGTCCATGGTGACGGGAGACCATCCGGCTTACTTCGCAAGTAGCTTTACGGATGATTCTGTTTGATTTAGTTCTTGACAAACCCCACTCTTTTGTTCTATAATAAGAGAGTGGTTTAAGCGCCCTTAGCTCAGCTGGATAGAGCATCCGCCTTCTAAGCGGAATGTCACTGGTTCGAATCCAGTAGGGCGTACCATTTAAAACTACCGACGCCTCCCGGTTATAATAGGAGGTTGCACTTGACTTTTGCTCTTGCTTATGGGATAATATATACATGATGAGGCTGCACAACAAACTATGAATATCTTATGAAGCCATTATTTATGTGGGCTGGCGGAAAGAACAAAATGATTTCCAAATACACAGCCGCAGATGCCCTACCCTCCACATTTAGCAGCTACGTCGAACCCTTTATGGGCGGCGGCGCAATGTTTATTTGGGCTCATGATAAAAATCCAAAGGCGGATCTTATTATCAATGATTTGAATGCTGGAATCATGTCGATCTACACAGCAATCAAAAACGATGTTCAGGTATTCACTGAGCACATGGATAAGATGTCAGCCGAGTATCTGCCTTTGGAGAAGGGGGAAACAAGCAAGGCGATAGAGAAGGAGTTAGAAAAAGATTGGAAACAACTGTATGATTTAAGCCCTTGCCGTCGATATTATTATTATCGTTTGAGAGACCTGCATGCTTTTAAATATCAAAACTGGGATGCCACAAAAGAAGCAGCAGTATTATATTTTCTCATGAAGACCGGCTTTAACGGTATCTGGCAGGTAAATAAGAATACCAACGGCAGGTTTGGAACCCCAAGCGGACTATTGAACCAAAAGGATAAGGTTTATGATCGAGATAATGTAATGAAGTGGCACAGCGCGTTGCAGCAGTGTACCTTGCTAACCGGCGATTTTGGGGATGTTCTCCCACATATTCAGAGCGGTTCTTTTGTCTTTCTGGATCCGCCTTATCGCGGCTCATTCACTCAATACGGCGTTGACTTTGACGATAAGATCCAACAGAGGGTAATTGATTTGCTAAACGACTCCAAGACATTAGGTGCTTACACACTTATGTCTAATCGTGAGGTAGGCGATGGATTCTTTGAGGAACGCAAGGGCAACAATGCTTTGCTAAAATTTGATGTTACTTATACCGCTGGTCGGCGAAAGAAGAACGAGAATGGAACACACAGCGCAAAGAAGGCAGTCGAGATCTTAATGATAGGAGATCCGACCGCGAAGGTTTAGTAATCACATGAAGAACAAAGTATTTTTAGATGTTAGCGGGCGCGAGGAGTTCATAGATAACGATGTCCCTGGTAGCATAAACATTCCCCACTATATGATCATGGACAATCTTGAAAAGATACCAGCAGATAGCGAAATACTAGTCTACTGCGTATCAGGACGAAGAAGCAATATTATCTCAAAAGTATTAGAAAAGCTAGGTTACAACGTCAAAGACATAAAGACGGCAAGTGCAGCTAAGATCTTAATGCAAGGCAAAGAAGGATCTACCGAACAACTCGACGAACATGACTTGACATCTACTTGACAAAACTAGCTTGACTTTCTTCTGCGCTTGTGAGATAATGTATACATGATGAAGAAAGAGCAACTAAATGGAGAGAGAGCAAAGGTGAAAGTCGGTGATCTGGTGGAGTATACCAATAAGGATTCACCACTGGGTCGTTATAGATCAACCGGTATTGTTATTGCCCAACAAGAGCGTGCCTTTGGTACTGTTGTTTACTGGGGCGCACAGAAAGAGTGTACAAATGAAGAGCAAAAATACTTGAAGGTGGTAAATGAAAGTCGGTGATCTGGTAAGGGTCTGCTCTCGCAACTACCCCCGTTACAAAGAAGGGACATGCGGGATCCTGATGAGAGAGAGAAACCCACAAAGATGGTCTGTTTTTATCAGCGGGCGCATGCACCCCTATGCTATTGATGAAATCTATATAGACCTACTTGATAAGTGGCTGGAGAACGAAGAATGAAAGTACAGCAAATAAATCCTGATCCGGAACATGGACCGCCGGCGCATCGCCCAAATCAAAGAGTTGAGTGCGCAGATGGCTTTAGCATGAGCGTGCAAGCAAGTTCATTCAATTACAGTCACCCGCGAAGAGATCGAGCGCCTTCATACTCGCAAGTCGAAGTAGGCATGCCATCTTCCCCGGAGCCCTTACTAACACAATACGCAGAAAATTCCCTTGATCTGACAAATACGGTGTACCCATATGTCCCTAGGCAAGTTATAGTAGATGTCATTTGCAAACACGGCGGTATCATAGGTGGACAATTACCAGCGGGCATCCCTTATCTAAGGTATAATGATTGATAGGGCTTGACCCGAACTGATCGCGCTTTTTTTTCGACCTATATTTTTTCTTATCTTAAAGCGCAACCCAACGCAAACCACCAACAAAAGCACGGAATATGATGAAAATAGGAGATTTAGTTAAGCTAAAGTCAAAGCACACACACCCTAACTCCGATATAAAAGATTGCGGGATTGTTTGTCGAGTATACGAGTCCCTAACCTTGAATAAGGAAAATCTATGCGCTAAAGGTGAAATTCGCCTGTATGCAGAGGTATATCGATTAGGGCAAAGCAAGCAGGATGCTTTGATCCACAAATACCTAAATCACGTATGGGTGGGCATGCGCCTCAAGCCGGCTAAGCTAGGGTATTTGCAAGATGAGCTAGAAGTCATTAGCGCCGCTTAGCTCCGCGCTAGCTCGGCTATATCATACGCGAAAAATAAAAAGGATGCACCCGATGCAAACGGTAATTGTAATCGACACAGATGATCCTCAAGGCATTATCGACACCATTGCAATATTACATAATCTTGATGAAATAGCCGGCTCTAGCGCTCATAGCATGCGTTATAATAAAGTTGAGCTAACTAATCTGCTTTGTCGGTTCTCGGCTGAGGCGCGAGAAGCAAGTGTTGGGGTGCGATCGCGTGGTGGTCCGACGACGCTATCTTTTTGTAAATCATATGTCAGAAAGCTCTTTGCCGAACACGATTGAATCTTGCTTGCAAGCTTGCGTCAATTGACATCCACTTGACAAAATAAGCTTGACTCACGCGCGAACATTGTGGTATACTTACTAAGTAAGGTAGAGAGAAGCGTAACGGCGTAAAGCCAACCCAACGGAGAAAGTGAAGAATGAAGAACGAAGATTTGGTTAAGGCATGGGCTGCCGGGAAAAATGCGGGCAAGAAAGGTAAGGGTCTTTCCTGTGAAGGAGGGGCGTTGTTTTCCTATCATCTTAAGATTGGGCATCGCGCACCAAATGGAAGCACGATCGTCGCTGATTTCACCAGCAGCAGCGGCAACTATATTAGTCAAACCACTTCCTGCCATGTCGGCTTGGCTGCGCGCATTGCTGACGACATCATGTGTCCGGAGGCTTGGCGTGTGACTGTTGATCGCGATTCGGGATCAGATTGGGCTTATAATAACAGCCCCAAGCGCCGCTAATGGATCGCACCAATAACAAGGATTCTGATAATGTTGTTGATCTTGGCGCATTTCGGCGACAGCGAGAAGAAGAAGAGCAAGCCAAAGCTCAGGATCTCGCCGATGCGCAGGAAGCAGCTGCCTTTGAGGAGCTAGAACACCTTGAAGAGTTGCTAGAGCGAGTTGTTACAGAGATGGCTGATGTATATTTTCGTGACAATCCGGATCAGTCTGAGCAAGGCTATTACCCTCTAGATATAGGCAATGACTTTTACTTTCATGAAGCTGGATATAACGAAGATGGTTATTATGAGAGATCTTGGCAATATGATCCCTGGACGGAAGCAACAAAAGATTTAATCGATAAAGAAAACGAAGAAAACGATGAGGATTTTTAAAAAGGGAGATTTTGTTAGGATTAAAGATAATACCCACCACCCTAACATGCCGGCTAGTCGTATGGGGCATTTGATGACCCAAGAGCCATCATCGATGGCATCATGGCTCTCGGAATATGGGAGTGCTGATCATAGGCTACTACAGCAAAATACAGTTTCAGAGATTTGGAATATTCACATGACAAACGGGCGCAGCCTTAAAATTCATCAAATGTTTTTAGAGCACGTGGAATGAAACGTTACAGTTCTCAGGGTCCTCGCGTTGGTGATTTGGTTATGCGTTTTCGTGATATTGATCTTCTGACTCAGAACCAGCTAGAGCTTAGCCTTTCTGATCAACCAAAGCACCAGCGCATATTTGGAATTGTGTTGAAGCTATCGACGTGCGGTCTTGGTGAAACTATGAGCTTAGTCTATTGGAATTCCTGCGAAGCTGCCCTATCGCGGGGTCTCGGATCCAGGCGCGAGATATGGGAGCATACAGAAGATCTTGCAGTTGTCAGCGATAACGTTGACATTCTCAAGAGAACGCTTGACTTCTTCTAGCGCTTATGAGATAATATATATATGATGTCGAGCCCGATTAAAAAACTGGAAAGCTTTCAAGCCGCGCCTCAGTCGCTTAAAGCGCTGATTATCGCAGCTGCAATTGCTAGCGGTTGTCTTGTCTTGGCAGTAACTGACTGGATCTCCTCGCTCTTCCCGCCAAGCTTATGGGACTGCGTTATCTGATGGATAGGAGGATCTTAAGCTTCATTATTGAAACCGTTGTCAAAGTCCTGACGATTCTTTTTGGTTTCATTATGTTTCTAGCTTTTATCCTTCCAGTTATTGAAAAGTTTGCAAGCTTCTTGACCTCTACTTGACAAAACTAGCTTGACTTTCTTCTGCGCTTGTGAGATAATGTATACATGATGAGAGAACAACTGACAAAGATTCTAGCAGATCACAAAGTCTGGGTAGACTCAGATGAACAGAGCGGGAAGAGGGCAGACCTCAACGGTGCAGACCTCAGCTATGCAGACCTCAGCTATGCAAACCTCCGCTGTGCCTACCTCAGCGGTGCAAACCTCAGCCGATCAGACCTCCACGGTGCAGACCTCACCGGTGCAGACCTCAACGGTGCCCACCTCAACGGTGCCCACCTCAACGGTGCAGACCTCAGCGGTGCAGACCTCCACTATGCTGACCTCACAGGAGCACATTTCGAACTAGAGTTTAAATCAGTCAACAACTTCAGTAATACAATCTTCTCAAAGGCAGCAATCCCTTGGGTGATCTTAAATCCGCAGTGGTCTAAGTGGGCTGACACAGTAACGTTTGTCTGAGCCTTAGAAATATAACAGGAGCAATAACAGTGCTAACACCTTATCAAATCAACGAAAAGCAAACAGCAACACCCATAGAAGTGATCCAGATTCGAATGGAGAATCTATTAACTATGATGGTGCTTTACGATGAGACTGCTAACGATCCTAGTCTTCGCGATTCGCATGCTCTCTTATTCGCAACAATGTGTACACCGGCGGAAGCATGATCATATAACAACTAACTTTTGTCAGGTCTTCCGTCGCATATTATATATTTACGTGGATTCAGTGCCTTAAACGAATTCACGAATAAAGCTGGTTATACATTAATTTAATATATCCAAATACGCTTTATTTAAACCCGATTAACTTAACCTTAACATATGTTTTTCGGGAGTTAACGCAAGGCTGGCGTGTGGGTGTTCGCGGCAAGGACGGCGACCCCGATGGAAGCCCTGACATTTTCTTTACAATCGCATGCTTGACTTTTTCTCTCGCATGTGAGATAATACTTTAGTACTTTGGAGGTATAGGAATGAGAGAAGAACGGTGCTGGCTTAACATTAACCTTGAGCTAAACGATGAAGAATTTGCCATAATCCTGAGTCTGATCGGCGATCGCTGCCTTGCAATAGAGGCGATCGCGCGAAGCGGTCGACTTTCACCTGTCGAGATCGATGAGCTAGGATTATTGTCCAGTCTGGATATGCAAATGCGATCGCTTGGTGCGCGCAATCCATCACTGCTAGCAGCTGACAGGCTCAAGCCAGAGCCCGAACAGGAAGGAGCTATAGAGATTATTAATACTTTTGTTGGATTCGAAGCAGCTGCGCAAATGAGCGCAAAAAGTCAGACAAAGCCAGACGAGAACAGTTCTAAGGCTGCCGATCGTCGGGCTGAACGGATGATGCGTGGCACGATTCCCGCGCCTATTGCTAACGATCCGGTTGAATGGTAGAAAAGGAACAAAACGTTGAATAACAAAACCTGCAAGCATTGCACCGCAACATTTAACCTTGACGGACACTATAAGCAGCAAGTCGGAGGAAAGATAAACGAATGCCCTTCCTGCGTTGAAGAGTTAGGAACTGAGACAGCTGTTAAGTATCTCGGTCTGACTTCCGGCGAGGGTAAGACTGCTGCGATCTCTATCGTCGCCTTTGAATCCAAAGAGGATCGCCGAGCCTACGCCTCAGCCTGGAAGGACAATACCGGACACAATGGAGGGTATGGCGGTCATTTGTCAAGCTCAAACAGCCCCCTTAGCGGTCGACCAATGCGCCATGTTGCATTCAACGCCGGCAACCCGAACGCGAAGGGCAAGGCTTAGGATCCTGCGTCGGATATCGCGATATATCAGGTTCAAGGCTGATTATTTTTCCTTGACAATCCCTTGACAGAACCCGCTTGACTTTCTCTCTCGCATGTGGGATAATGTATACATCAACTAAGGAAAGAAACGAATGTCTTGGAATGGAACAGTCAAATGCAGCTACTGTTATAAGCAAGGTCACAACTCTCGCAGCTGTGCGCAGTTAACCGAGCAAATTAAAACAAAGTACGAACGCTATTCTCTTCTAGCCGCTGACTACCGTCGTCAACTTTTGGAAGATGCCGACACACCTTCACTTAGTGAATTCCGGCGCAAGGATTTAACGCGATCGCTAGAGAGCATGGAATATAATGCTGAGCTTAACCGACTCAAGTATTCGACTCGCGCCTACATCGATTTAGCTACCGGCTTGGACCTCGACAAAAAGGCGGCTAAGGCTGCAAGCGCTAGCCAACGCAAGTGCGGTTATTGTAGAACGTCCGGACATACGCGCAGGAACTGCAAGAACCTTGCTAATGATTATAAACTGTTTACGATCCAGACTCGCAAATTGCGCGCGAAGCAAGAAGCTCGAATCAATGAACTAGGGATCGGCGTCGGATCTTTAGTTGTGCAGACAAAAATGGGTTACGATAAAAACGATAGGTGGGGAGAACAGCGCTTTGTTGGTTTGGTCACTGAAATTAACCTGTCAGGGATTCAAGCAGGGCAAGGAGTCAATAACGACAACGGCGTTTATACCATTATTTGCAAATCGATCAGTCAACTTAAGGGCGAAACTAGTTCATTCAGGCGATCTCAAATGTCTAATCTGAGTATGCAATGTGTTGAGCGCAAACGTTGGCAAGTAGAGATCGTCCCATCTCATGCAAAGGTTGTGACTTCTAATCTAA